TAGGTCACCGGCGAACTGTCGACGGTGATGGTCTTGTCGAGGATGGAATCCTCCAGCCGCTCGACTGAGCGGGGCATGCAGAGCTGGCGATCCTCGAACACGACGCGCGTGCCCTGAGCGTGAGCGATCAGCTTCAGTCCGGTGCCTTCCGGCTTGTCAGGTCCCTGCCAGCGCCACACCGGAAAGCCGATCTCGTCGCAGGCGGCGATGAAGTCCGCGATGCCCGCCGGGTCGAAGGCCAGGAACTGCAGGTCATGCTCAGCGCCGATCTCGGCCAACTGCTGGGCGACGAACGTCTTGTCGATGACCGCGCCGGGCACGGCCGTCAGATGACCGGCCTCCACCCATTCTTCGTAAGGCGCTCCGTCCTTCTTGGCCCGGTCCTCAAGGCCCGCTTGCGTCGTCCAGTACCAGGTCTTGGCGTAGAGCTTTCCGTCCTTGAGCCAGACCACCGTCAGCGCGGTCAGGTCGTTCTTCTGCGACAGGTCCAGTGACGCCCAGCAGGGGCAGCCTTTGAACTCAGCCGGATCGACAACGCCCTGCACCGCAGCCCAGGCGCTTTCGTCGATCCAGAAGTCGACGGCGCCGGTCGGGATGCCGAAGTAGAGGCGCTTCACCGACATGGCCGTCGAGAGCAGTACCCGCGCCGTGTTCACCTCGCCCTCGATGTTCTCCATCGGGAAGGTCACGCCGAGCGCCGGCAGCGCCTTCACCCAGGCGGCCGGGTTGTCGAAGATGTTCTCCCTGTCGGCCTGATCGACCCTGGCGATGAAGGCGAAAGCCTCGTCGTCCCGCACGTCTCCCTTCAGCACCTTCTGGAAGAAGTCGCTGTACGACGTGCCGACGATCTGGGTCGTGGCCGGGGTATTGGTCCCCAGCAACATCATCGCGTCGCCCGGCATCTTCGCGATGGCGCGGCGCCAAGTCTCGATCGGAACCCCTGTCTTGAACTCGTGGATCTCGTCGGCCGTCACCAGCGTCGGGCGCGGACCTGAGATGGCGTCGCCGTTGGCCAGCGCCTGGAACTTCGACCCGCTCTCCGGGTGCTCGATCTTCCAGGCGTTGTCGCCCTCGCCGCGGATGATGACCTCGCCACGCGTGACGAGGCTGTCGGTCTCGTCCTCCGGCGTCTCCGGCAGGTTCGCGCGGCACATGGCGACCGCATCCTTGAACAGGACGTTCGCCGTCGCCCGGTCCTGGCCGATGGCGTAGACCTCGGAGCGCTTCACCCCGTGCCAGCCTGCCATGTACAGGCCGATGCCCGCCATCAGCGGTGACTTCGCTTGGCCCTTGCCCGTCTCCAGCCAGCCCTGGCGGAAACGAAGCCGGCCGCTTTCCTTCTTCCATCCGAACAGCGAGCCGACCGTGAACACATGCCAGGGCAGCAGGTTGAACGGCTTGCCTTCATGGGCGCCTGCCGTGATCGACAACAGCGCCGGGAAGAACCCGATCACACGCGCGGCCGCCTCGGCATCGAAGTAGAGCCCTCGGGCCGCGCCGTCCCTCAGATCCCTTAAGTGCCGTTCCGCAGCCAGGCCGACCAGCTCGCCGGCGATGATCCGCCCCGCCAGGACATCGGAGGCCCAGCGGGACGTCGGGTCATTTGGCGACGGGCCGGAGATACGCATCAGACGCTCGCGCGGCGCGCGCCTTCTTTACGACCTTCGCCGCTGCCGATCGACGGCGCGGCGACAGGCCAAGTTCAGCCTCCAGCGCCGCCGCGTCGGACGCGGCCTCCCGCATGGCCTGGAAGTGTGGACTCAGGCGGGCGATGGCTTTCGGGTTGCCCCGCTTCGGCTTCAGCACCGCGCCGTTCTCGGCGACCTCACGCGAACAGCGGTCGTAGATCACATAGGCCAGTACCAGGCGCTGGACCGCGTGCCCGTTCGAGGGGGACAGGATGTCCCGGTCTTTCATCTCGGTTGAGATGCGACGCCAGTGCTCGGCCGCCGCCGAAATCTCCAGATCGTCAGTCAGGAGCATGCGCCAGTGCGGCTCCGGCACGATGTCGCCCGTCCCCGGCACTACGTTCATGCGCACTCACCCCCTACGGGGGTGCTCCCAACTTTTTAGTTCGAAACTGCTTTCAGTGCGAACGCACCTTGGCCGCCGGTGTCCGAGCGACGGGCTCTGGACTTTCGACGTCCCCCCTCCCTCCTGCGAGCGGGTGGCATCAGGCGGGGGCGGGCCGGTTCCACGGGTGGTTCGGGTCGAGGGGCCGGCCGTCTATGCCCACAGGGCTGACCTGGCGCTGGCCGAACTGCTCTCTCGTCCTGATGGTGTGGCAGTCCGCGCAGAGGCAGCGGATGTTGTCGTCGGTGTCTGGGCCGTTCTGGCTCAGCGGGATGATGTGGTCGGGCACCGTCGAGGCGGCGATGATCCCTTTGGCGTAGCAGTCCCTGCACAGGGGCTCGGCGGCGAGGCGGCGCTTGCGTTGCTCTACGCCTCTACGGCCTCTTAGGCGCTGGGTGCCTTGGGAGGCGATGTGGTCAGGACGACGGGCCATCTATCTTCCCCCGATCTTCGGACGTTGCCGACCTTCCCCGCATTCACCGGCCGTGAGGCCGCCGCGTCACGGGTGCTTTCTCAGCCTAAGGTCAGCCGTGGTTACGCTGCCTCGTCCGACGAGGCCCAGCGGTGGAGGAAGACGCGGTTAGGAAGGGGGAAAGAAAAAGGCCCGCCGGTTTCCCGTGGGCCTATCCTCAGACGCACGAAGCGCCGATATCGATTTGTCGCTCAGTTTGGGCCCAAACGCAAGAGGCTATGCGGCCACCCGAACAATCTCATAGCTGACTGCCGCCATATCCAACGCCACGCCCAACTCTGCCTCCATCTGGGCGGCCTTCACCTTGTCACCACCGGCAAGGGCGCGAAGGGAAGATCCACGTCCGCATACGGCGTCCAGTAGGTCAGCGAGCCGATCTGAACCAGTCGTCTGCCGGATGCGGCCACGCGCCGCTTCAAGCCGCTGCTGCGCCGCCGTCCTCTTTTCCTCCAGCCGCAATGTCTCCGTGGCCGGGCCACGCACGTTGTCATTCAGGCATGACCTGACGCCATCGGTGCGGACAAGGCTGTAGTCGTCCGACCACCGCTGACCGGCCACCTTCCGCATAGGCGTCAGTCGCCCCTTCTGGATCAACCACAACAGACCATGACGCGCACCGGCGCCGGATGCGGTCCGAGCCGTCTCGATGCCTTGGGCCTGGAGCAGATCGTCCTGTTCCTCACCTGCCCTTCGCGCCTCTTCGGCTGCAGCCTTCAGGCGTTGACCCTCCAGAGTGTCATCAATCTCGTCCATCATCTGGCGCGCCACGCCGAACTGAAGCAGGCGCATGCGGTTCTCTACGGCGCAGACCTTCGGCATCAGTCCGCACCCAGGCGTGGCCTCGACCCGACCACGGATAAGCGCTGCACGATCCGTCAGACGGCGTCGCTCCAGGGCGACGGCCTGCTCTGGCGTTGCTTTCAGACGGGTCATGCGGCGGCCTCGGTGTGCGGGGGATACTGACGAGCGGGGCGAGCAGCGGCCATCTTCGCGCGCATCTCAGCGCTCATGTGGCTGCCGGGCGGGAGCGGCGCGGACGGCGTGCGCGGCAGGGCGGCCTTGCGGGCGGCCATCAACTTCGCCGTCGGGGTCTCAGACAGAGCCGCCAGCGTCTCAGACACCATCGCCCTCACCTCTTCCGGCGAATGCTTAGGGCCGGGCAGAGGCTTGGGCGCCGTGGCCTGCTGGTGCTGAACCACCGCCGCCCTGGCGCGATTGTAGGCGCGGGCGAACCGGCCCGTCGTCGGCGTCGTCCGGGCGAGGTGCGCCAGCTTGCCCGGCTTCGGCGCCCAGTCGCTGTCCGGCAGGGCGATGTACGCCTTCATGCCCGACTCGATGGCCGAGGCCGTCAGACCGGCCAGGGCTTCGAAATAGTCCGCGTAGAAGGTGGCCCACTCGGCCTCCGTGCGGCTGATCCTCAGGTCGCCGAACGTCTGCTCCCGACTGCGGATGATGGCGACGATCTCGGATTCGGTCGCGGGCCGCAGGGCCTCCTGCCTCAGAACCGGCAGCATCATCGCCGCCTGGCCGCGCAGCAGGTCGCTCTTCGCGATCACCTCGACGGCCTTGGCGTCAGAAACCTCCTCGAGCAGCCACGACCTGAGAGGCCCATTCAGCGCCGGCATCCGAACGGTCTCGGTTTGCGCTGCGGGCAGATTGGCGGTCGGAAACTCGGTCATCGGTCTGGGCTGCATGGCGGGCCTCGGGGATTTTCAGGGCTTGGCGGTTGTCCGCGATGGACTGGGCGACGGCGGCGTCGAAGAACTTCCACGACGCGATGGCTTGGCCGCGCTTCCGGGCGAGGGAGGTGACCACCGGCACCACGTCGTGCTCCCAGCTGGCGCCGTCGCGTCGCCAGGCTGCGAGGCGGCCCGCCGTCAGGGTCAGGCCGGGCTGACGAGCGACGTCGAGCCGAACGGTCGCGGCGAGTTCGACCAACAGTTCGGCATGGCGCCGAGCGTCTCCCTCAGGCCAGTCGTTCGCCGGGGACGGCTCTGCGCTCTCCACCACCGTTTCGACCAACTGAACCACCGGTTGGGAAATCGTCGCGGGCGCCTGCGCAACAGCAGCAGCTTCCCCTAACGGTTCACCTAGCGGTTCAAACGTAGTGAGCCCCGACACAGAGTCGGGTTGGTTCGGACAGGGAGTCGGGTTGGTTTGGACAGGGTGTCGGGTTGGCTCACTACCCGACTTAGAGTCGGGTAGCGGTTTTCCGGCCCGATCTGGGGCGCTCGTGGCGACGAAATCGATCAGGTCCGAGGTGCGCGATCCGTCCTTACGGCGCCGAGGGTGACGCTCGATCCAGCCGCGCTCTTCGAAGACGGCCAGAGCGCGCTCCACGCTCTTGAGCGAGCAGCACGCCTGCTTCGCGATGGTGTCCTGTCCGGGATAGCAGGTGCCATCCGCACCGACGTAGTTCGCCAGCACCAGAAGGATCGCCTTCTCGGTCGCCGTGGCGCAGGTCTGTTCCAGCGCCCAGGTGATCGCCTGAACGCTCATGCCGCCACCTCAATCTGAGCAAATAGCCCCTGATCCTTAGCGAGCCGACGGCGGGCGATTTCCGCGTATTCGGGATTGAGTTCGATGATCGTGCAATCGAGGCCGTGGCGGTCGGCAACGAGGGCCGTGGTCCCGGCGCCACCGAAGGGATCGAGAACAACGCCCGGTACGGTGCCGGGGTCGACGCAAGCGCAGGACTTGGCGAATCCCGTCGTGGTGACGCGATTGCTCCAGCCGGAGACATGCCCGTCTTTCGCCCTGTTCGATCCGGCGTCCTGGCGATCAGCCCGGACGTCTCGATCATCGACGACGTTCCGCTTGGCGGCCTTCGCCGTCGGCACGAGTTCGGTCTCCACGGTGCGGACCACCGGCGCCCCGCAAGTCGAGCAGCACGTCGCCGGCGCACCGGCGAGGATGCAGCGCTCGGCTAGTTCTGGCGGGAACGTGGCGAAGTGCGCCTCGCTGAAGGGCCGGGTTGCGATAGGCCAAACTTGAACAGGCGCAGGTTCGTAGTTGCGGAGATTCCGCCCGGCCCCACGAGGCGTCGCATCTATGCCGGTATGGCAGATGTGGCCCGCATGGCGACGCGACGCGTGCTCGCTGGCCCGCTTCTTGGCCCGCGTTCCCGTGTGGGCGGGCTGGCCCGGTGGCGAGTAACGGCCGCCCGTTAGATCGTGTTCAGTCTTCCCGACCGCCTCCTGCCTCACGGCGGCGGCGTCGTAGTAGTAGCGCGGCGCCTTCGACAGGAGGAAAATCTTCTCGTGCGACGTCGCCGGTCTGTCGTTGATCGACTCCGGCATCGGGTTCGGCTTGGCCCAGATGATCTCCGAGCGAACCCACCACCCCGCCTCTTGCAGGGCGATGGCCAGCCTGTTCGGCACCATGCAGAGGTCTTTCGGTTTCAGCACGCCGCCGATGGTGGAGAAGGGCTTGTCGCGGAAGGTGCGGTCATCACCACCGACCGCCTTGGCTTCAGCGGCGCTGCGGCCATTCGGGGCCGTCGCGTAACAGTCGCCGTAGTTCAGCCAGAGCGTGCCGGTCGGCTTGAGTACGCGGCGGACCTCCTCGAACACCTCGACCATAACCGTCAGGTGCTCGGCCAGCGTCGGCTCCAGGCCGATCTGCCCTTCGACGTCATAGTCGCGCAGGCCCCAGTAGGGCGGCGAGGTCACCACGCAGTCGACGCTCTCGGCGGGCATGGCGCGGAGGCGATCGCGAACGTCACCAATGAGGATGGAGACCGTCATGCCGACACCAGCGTCAGGTGTTTCTGGATCGTCCGCAGGCTCTCAAGCCGCTGCTCGGCGTCCACGATCTGCGCCGTCAGGAACTCATGGTCGAACCACTCGCTCAGGCGGCCCAGGTCATCCGCGAACTCGCCCGCCGCGATCAGCTCTTCGATCTTCCGGCAGCCGTGCAGGATGGTGGTGTGGTCGCGCCCGCCCAGAACCCGGCCGATGGCCGGATAGCTAAGGTGCGGGCACAGGGTCTTCATGGCGAACATGGCGAACTGGCGCGCGCGCGTCGGCTTCTTGTTCCGGCGCGGTCCGATCAGATCGTCAGGCGAGACGTCAAAGCGCATCGCTACGAACTCGACCACCGCCCGGCCGGTGATGCGGTTGGGTTTGGTCATGCTGCGTCCGTCCTCTTCACCTGGCGCAGGCGACGGCCTGCCTCGCGCATCGAACAGCCGAACGTCGACGCCAGCGTCTCCGCGCTGGTGCCTCTCGCGATCATCTGGGCGGATCGCTGCAGGTCTTCGTCGTTCCACTGAAAAGGGCGCGGGACCGGCGCCCCCACGGCCTGGGAGGCGCCGTTCATCGGCTCCACCGCCATCACGTCTTCACGGCAGCGCCCGATGATATTGGCGATGGTCTGCCATCCCCGGCCGAGGCGGCGCAGGCGGCGGATCTCGCTGACCCCGCTCGGCGTCAGGGCGCCGCGCGGGCGGGTGACGAACACCGCCGGATGGATTTGGGGACCGCGATTGCTGGCTACTGACATGGCGTGCGCGCCCCCCGTTGTCCGGGGGGCGCTCTCCGTTTCAGTCGACCTTCCCGAACAGGGCAGGCTTGCCCGTCCGCGAAGAGGCGTCGGCCACGATCTCCTTGAACACGGCCTGGCGGACGTGCTCGGCGCGGTGCAGTTGGATGCCCAGCTCGAGGCTCGTCTCCACCAGTCGCCAGCGCAGGAAGGCGTACAGCGTCACCGACTGGCCGCCGAAATAGACCGGAATGCGCAGCTGGAACTTCGACGGCACCTCGACGCTGCCGTTCCTCGTCCGCGTCTCCGTCTCGTCCGTGTATTCGAAGTTCTCGTTGTCCGTGTTGGTGCGGACCGCCTTGCGGAAGTCCACCCTGCGGACCGCCTGCAGGTCGCGGCACACCTCCAACAGGTCAGCGCCGCTGGGCGCCTCAATGTCGACCGCGTTCTCCTCGAGGAAGCGGGCGAAGCTCAGCTGATCCAGCATCTTGCCGTCGATCGCCTTCCACGTCCGCCACTCTTCCGAGAACGGCAGGGTCAGCGTCACCCGGTGATCGACGTGCTGAGGAATGCTGACGGCGCCGCCAGGGCCTTCCGACGCGCCGTGATAGTCGATCAGGCCCCGGATCGTGGACGCGTCGATGTCGGCGAACAGGATGGTTTCGTCCTGGCCGAAGAAGCCGACATAGTCGACGAGGCTGTCCGCGGTCTGAACGACCACCGCCTGCTTCACGCGCGCGGGCGCCGTCAGGATCATGCCGTGCGGGTCGGTGATCTCGGTCGCGGTCGTGCCGTTCGGCTTGATCAGCCAGGTGCGGCCGTCCGCTCCGGTGATGACGGAGGCGGCGGCGGCGGATGCGCCGAGGGCGGCGATGGCCGCGGCTTCAGTGGTGTGGGTGTCGGTCAAGGTCAGGCCCTCCGGGCATCGACGGCCGCGTCGCCCAGATCGGCGTGGCGGAACATCTCGGGTTGTCGGGGATCGTTGCGGTGCAGGTCGCCGTCGACGTCAGCGAAGAAGATCGCCTCCGGCATGTCGGCAGCCGGCGCGCTGGCGCTGATCTTCGAACTGATCACCACCTGCTCGTTGTCGCCCTTCTGGGGCTTCACGGTCAGCTTGATCGTCAGGCTGCCGGGCTTGCCGGTGGCGGTGACGGCCCGCACGACCTGCGCCAGCTCTTCGCCAGCGGCCTCGGCGACCATCCCCTTACGGATGTCGCGGAGGGTGTCGGTAATGGGTTTCATCGGTCTCTCTGGGGGATGGGTGCGTCTGGGGTACTGACCGCCCGTCGACGCCTCGGGCGGCAAAGGGGTCAGACGGTCGGGGGGAGCGGTTTCAACGCCTCGCGCGTCACCGTCCTGCGGGCCTCGCGGATGTGGTGGATGGCTTGGTTCTCGCGGCGGGCGATGGCGTTGCGCTCCAGCGCGTCCAGCACCCCGTGGACCGTGGCGAAGGGATCGGCGCCGCCGCGCAGCAGGCTTTCGCACCCGCGCAGCGCCAGCATGGCGGCGTGCAGACGGAACAGGATCACGCCGATCATGCGACGGCTCCCGACTGCAGAGTCGCTGCCTTGCCCTCAAGTCGCGTGATGGCTTCACGGGCTTGGACTACCGCCAGACGAACCGCCTGGATCTCGCCCTGATCTCGCTCGCCGTCCGCGTCCATGTCGTGGACGAGACGCAGGGCGTTCGTCGTCGCTCCGACGGATTCCACCACGGCCGCCTGGATGCAGTCGGCTTCATCGCCGCGCACCGCCTTCACATGGGCGCCGGTGACCACGGCCTTTCCAGCGGCGACCTCTAGAACCCTGATCTGACGATAGCCGGGCTCGTCGTCGTTGCTCAGCGAATAGAGTTGGGACACTCGCTGGTGCGAAACGCCCAGGTGAACCCCTGCCGCCTCTACGCCACCAACGGCGGAGACCAACATTTTGAAGAGGGCTTTGACCTCTTTCGTTTCCTGAAGACGGCTCATTGCACGATGCCTTCTGTTTGCAAGCTGACGGTCGCGGGGCGCCGCCATAGGTTCAAAGGGTCAGGCCGCTTGAGGCGGCGGGTCTTCGGGAGGTTCAGGTTGGTTGGAGGCGATGGCGCTCAGCGCGGAAGGCAGCGAGGCGAGGGCCGCCCGATGCATCCGCTCGGCGCCGTCGGCCGTGTTCTGCGCTGTCAAGGCGGCGTCCAGCACGGCCCGACGTGCGCGGGCGATGGAGAACTCGTCCGCTCGGGCGGCCAGCAGGCTTTCCAGCGCCAGCGTCGTCTCGGCCTGCGACCGGATCGTGCTGATCAGGATCTGAACGACGGAACGGCTCATTGCGCGCACCCGCCAATAGATGCCGCAGCGGGCGTAGACGGGGGGCTTCCACGCCCGCTGCGGTTCTCTACAGTGAAGCTGTCACACACCACCGGAGAACTGAAATGGCTACCGAGATCAGGGTCGACCTCACTGAGGTGGGCAACTACGTTGCGGCCCTTCGCATGGTGCTCTGCGATCTGGCTGCGGTCATTCATCAGATTGACCCCGATGGCATTCAGGACCGGCTTCGCGGAGTTCGACTGCTTGTTCAGGATCTGGAACTTGGCCGCGCAGAGCTGGGCCACCCTCACGGCATGGCCGCGCAACAGCTACGTCTGCAGATACTTGAGCAATGTGCTGATCGAGACGCCCTCTGGGGGGCGCCACAAGAGGGAAAGCCACCCGCTCTATGAAGGCAGTCAGGCTTTCCGTTCCCGAGGTTTGCTCCGCCTCGATGGCGGCCAGCTCTTCTCGGACGATCCGGCGGATATCGGCTTCGGTCATCACGCGGCCTCCGCGCTTTGCTCGGGCGCCCGGCGCTTTGCCGCTCCAGCCGCAAGCTCTTCCAGCGTCGTCACTCCAGCTCGGGACAGGCTCGCCCACCACTCGGCCGGGATGCTGTTCCGGCGACGCCAGAAACGAACGCGTGAAGCGTTAACGCCTGAAGCCGAACCAAGCGCTGCGACGACCGCATGATCGCCTCCGGCGCTCTCGATGATTTCTCGATGTGCACGCATGGGACGAGATTGTGCCTTATGCACACCCTCTCCGCAAGTGCCTTTTGCACACAGCATCTTTGTAGAAGTATGCAATGAGCGAACCGCACGAAAGACTGAAGCAGGCCCGAACCTCGGCCGGGTTCTCAACTGCCAAGGACGGTGCTGCGCGAGCGGGTGTCACCTACAACACCTATGCCCAGCACGAGAATGGTCACCGAGGCATTCGACCGGATCATGCCGAGCTATATGCCCGCGCCTTTGGGGTTACGCCTGAGTTCATCCTCTATGGGAGAGGCCCTAAGAAGACTGCGCGCCGCGGCATCCCTATCATCGGACGCGTGGGAGCCGGGGCCGAAGGTGACTTCGCGGATGATTTCGCTCATGGCGCCGCGGATGACTGGCTTCTATCCTCAACAGAAGACGATCAGATCGCGCTGATTGTTGAGGGGACCAGCATGGTCCCCTTGGCACATCCTGGTGACACGGTCGTATTCGGGCGCCGTTACGATGATCCCGCTGCCTTGATTGGCCGCCGTGTGATGGCCCGCCTGCCAGACGGCCGAAAGCTGTTCAAAGTCCTGCGGCCGGGATCGCGAGCTGGTCTCTACACGCTGTTCAGTCTCAACAGTTCATATGACCCGATAGAGGACGTCCGTCTTGAGTGGGCCTTGCCGTTCGAGCGCCTCTACGTCCGAAGTGCTTAAGGCGTTAGAAGGGCGCGAATCTCATTTTCGCTAACTATCGATAAATCGACGCCTTCCGCTTGAAGAGCCAATGCCTTCCTATGCTTTGAGCTTGGACCATCGCGCTCTTCCCCTAGCACCAGCATGGTTGTGGCAGAGGATACGCTCGACGTGACCCGCGCGCCGGCCGCCGCAATCAAATCCGATACCTCTTCTCGCGAAATGCTGAGGGTCCCAGTGACGACTACACGGTGACCACTTAACGGCCCAGACCCACTTGGTGCTCTCGCGCGCGAAAAATTTGGAACTGACTCGGGCGGCGCCCGCATCTCAGCCCGGCGGCGTTGAGAGAACCAATCGTCGAGGCTTGCGCCGGTCTTCTCCATAGCCCTCAACACAACCAACCCGGCCGCGCGCGCGTCGCTCAAAGCGTCATGGTGGTTGAGCGGCAACGAAAGGTGCTCGGCCAGAGTCTTCAGCTTGTGATTGGGTAGCTCCGGCCAAGCGACCCGCGCCACGGAGACACTGTCTAGCCACCGGGCCTCTATCTCCACGAGGCCATGATCGCCGCAGGCACGCCTCAGCGCACCGCGGTCGAACCCTGAGTGCGCGACAGCGGTGCGGCCGGACAACAATGACGAAATGTGTTGGTAGGCTCCACGAAAGTCAGGAGCACCTCTGACGCGATCAGCATCTATACCGTGTAGCTGAACGTTGAAGTCATCAAACGCCTGTTTTGGATCGACCAACTGATCCCAGGCCAACACCTCTCGCTGCCCAGCAAATCCGACAATGCCGACCTGACAAATGCTTCCGTAATTTGAACAGGCTGTCTCTACGTCGATCACCACGAAATCTGGCTCGGCTGTCATGACCGCATCGGCCAGCGCCGCCGCTCGACGGTCTTGTCCCAGCAGCCTGCTCAACCAACTCATTCTACCCGCCCCATAAAGCTAAACCGAAGAACGAGGTGCAGCGAACCGGAATTTCCAAGGCGCGTCCAGCGCTAGGGAAGATTTGTGCGTATTGCACATAAATCGCTTGACTGCGGAGTGTGCGTTATGCACTCTCTCCTCACACCCGAGGAGAACCATCATGGCCTTCCACGACACCCACCTTGACGCGCCGCCCCATCCGCTGGGGATCGGCTTTCATCCGAACTGGCAGGCCGTGCGCGATCGCAAGGCAGAGCGCGAGTGCAACCTGATCGCCCGTCGGGCGGCCGAGGAACGCGCAGCCCAGCGCAGGGCCGCGGCTGCTCGTCGCTTCGACTGGGACGCTGGGGTTATGGCCCTGCAGGCCGCCGTCTGCGCCGGGATCGTCGCCTGCTTCTGGTGGGTGCTGCTGTGAGCCATCGCTACTTCGCCATCGTCGAGCGGCCGACGCCCAAGCGCGACATCGACCTGTTCGGCGTGACCACCGTCCGCATCGACGGATCGCGCGAGCCGGGCGGTCCCGGCGTGCCGCTGATCTACCTGTCCACCTATGTCGAGGATCACGACCGCTTCGCCCAGCGCCTGGCCGCTGCCTTGTCGGGGATGGGGCAGGCCGCCGTCGAGCCCAGGCAGGCCGCGCTGATCGCGCCGGAACAGGAAGTCGGCCCGTACAGCCTGCCGGAGTATGTCGAGGACGTGGACTGGACCGAGCGTCTGTTCGTCCCCGAGGACGTCGCCGCCACCGACTGGAAGGGCTGGGCCGAGGCTTTCGAGCGGCGCGTCGACCTCGCCACCTCCTCGACCCAGATCGCCCAGCTGGAAGAGACCAACGCCGCGGCGCTGCGCCTCTGCCCAGGCCGCTACCGGGCGCCGCTGGGGCGAAAGCTCCACGCCCGCTACATCGAGACCGCCGATCAGGTGGCCGCATGATCCGCGACCTGCCTCCCGTCTCCCTCACGGCCGAAGAAGCCGACCTCCTGCGTCAGGTCCGGCCGGATCAACAGCTTGGTCGCGCGGCCTTCGCAGGTCAGCCCTTCGTCCTGCACAATGCACCCGTCGGCGCCCATCCCGGCGCGCCCCGCTTCGCCGAAGACCTCGTCCTGGGCATGATCGCCAAGGGCCTGCTTCTGTCCGGGCAGGAGGCGCCCGCCTGGCCTGAGCGCAACATCCCGGCCCGCCCCTTCACGGTTCTGATGACCAAGGAAGGGGAGCGCGTGCGCGTCGGCCTGCTCAAGCACAGCCGCACCGTCATCGCCGAGCCGAGGGCCGCCGCATGAGCCGCTCCCTGTTCCAGATCGAGGCCGACATGAAGCGACTGCGCGACGAGCGCCGGGCAGTGAAGCGCAAGCACTTCACCCCCGGCCACGTCCGATCCCGCACGCTCCGTCCCGAAGGCCCCGGCCAGCGCCAGCCGCGCGAGCGCGACAACAAGCACCTCGCCTTCATCCGGCGCCTGCCCTGCGTCGGCTGCGGCAGCCCCGGACCCTGCGACGCCGCGCACCTGCGCGCAGGCGACCTGAACATCGGCAAGCGCCCCACCGGAAAGGCCGAGAAGCCCTCGGACCGCTGGACGACGCCCCTCTGCCGCGATTGCCACGCCCGACAGCACACCGGCGCCGAACTCGCCTTCTGGCAGGCCCTCGGCATCGACCCCTTCGACCTGTGCCAGGCCCTCTACGCCGTCTCCGGCGACACCACCGCCGCAGAGGCGATCATCCGCAACCACCGGCCCCAGGACCATGCCTGAATCAACCAAGAGCCCGGCAGAGGTGCTGGGGGGTGGGCGCACCAAGCAGCGCTGGCTTGAGCGGGCCGCCCGATACGAAGCATGGGCGGATACGGCGGAAGCCAAGGCCAAGGCGATACAGGCCGCACAACCCGCACACGCCCGCGATCCGGCGTTCGTGACCCAGCCCGCCCGCAGCAGCCATGCCGTCGCCCGCGAGCGCACTCGTCTGGCCGACCGGGACCGCCGGGCCTGGGAGCTTGAAGAAAAGGCGAAGGACTATCGCGATAAGGCCAAAAACCTGCGCGCTATGGCCTCCCGCAACAAGGGCGATGCAGAGCGAGAACGCGAGGCCGCCCGCCAAGCTCTCAACCTGTCGCCCGGCGACATGGTGTCGACACTCTTCGGTGTCCGCCGCGTGGTGAAGGTCAACGCCAAGTCAATCCGCGTTGAAGGCGTGTCCAGCGCCATCGAGAAGCACCTCGTGCGGAGGATTGCTGCATGAGCGATTGGAAAGCCGAAGCACTCAAGGCGCTCGATGAGGCTCGCGCAGACATCGCCGCGGCCACCGAGCCCCAGATCGTCGTCGTGTCGTTCATCGGGCTTGTGGATCTAGCCAATGAGCGACCGCTGACCGTCTACACGAACCAGTCATGGCGGTGGCTGCGCCAGATGTTCGCGTACGCCGTCTGGCGCTTTTCGATGAAGGCCGAGGACGAATTGGAAGCCGAACGCCAAGCCTCCCGCCGTGGGGGTGAGGCATGATCTTGGCCATGTTCATCATCGGCGCGATTGTCGTCGTCGGAGCTTGCTGGGAGCTGATCGCGGGAGATCCGCACCCGATGGATCAGCAGGGCCTCATCTTCCTCACCGCAATCGGCGGTCTGATCATGCTGGCCGCCGTCCTGCTTCGTAACGGAGCGGCGGCATGAGCGGGGTGAAGCATACGCCGGTCACGCCATACACGCCGGGCCATCTGTATTTTGACGACCCGACCTGGGACCAGAAGATCGCTCTTCGGGGTCGGAAGACGGTCTACGGGCAACCGTATGTCGTCGCCCATGTGAACCGACCGGGATCGGCCAGAGCGGACGACGACAAGCGATATGCGCGCTTGTTCTGCGCCGCGCCTGATCTGCTGGAGGCCGTCCAGGTTCTCGTCACCGACTGCTCGCAAATCTGGAGCGAGGCTGAGTTTCCGGCGCTGAAACAGGCCCGAGCCGCTCTCGCCCGCGCCCGTGGTGAGCAGGACGGGGGTGGTCATGTCTGAGACCGGCGAAACCACGGCCTCGTTGAACCAACGCCTGGACGAAATGGCGTGGCCCAAGGTCCTCGGCCTTCTGAGAGCAGGCGCGGTCCTGTTCCGTCCGAGCGGGATGCGCGACTACTACACCTGGCCCGCTCACCCAGGCGCTGGATACGTCTACGCCGAATGCCTGACGGCGAGCGGTGTAAAGCGCCGGGCAGCTGACGGCGTCCTGATCAGCAGCGGCGTAGATCGCTACAGCCTGAACCCCGAATGGGTCGAGCCCGAACCGGAAGCTGAGCCCGTGGTCGAAGCCGCTCTCGACGAACAACCCGACCTGTTTGGAGCCGAAGCATGAGCGCCCAGGCCCTCTGGAACCTGCACGACGCCGTCATGGCCGGCGAGCAACCGAACGACTGCCCCGACTGCGGCGCTGACGAATGGTCGCCGTCTGCGGAGGCCTACGAAACCACTGGACGCCTGGTCTGCGAGCATTGCGCGGACGCGGCGCTGGAGACCCTGCCGTGAAGAACAAGCTCTCTGACCTGAACAATCACCTCTTCGCCCAGCTGGAGCGGCTCGGCGAGGAAGACCTGACCGCCGAACAGATCGACAAAGAGGTCGAGCGCTCCAAGGCCATCATCGGCGTGGCGGCGCAGATCGTCAGCGCGCAAAACCTGAACCTTAAGGCGGTCGAACTAATCGCTGAGCATGGCGAGCGCTTCCACGACAAGCTGACGATGATCGAGGCTCCGAAATGAGGGGCGCCCGGATCATCTACAGCGACACTGAGATGGCATGGCTGGAAGCCAACCGGACGATGGTCATCAGCGACTATCACAGGGCGTTTCAGGCTGCCTTCTCGCGCCCTGACGTCTCGGCCATGAACCTGCACGGACTACGCAAGCGCAAGGGCTGGAAAACCGGGCGCGAGGGCGACCGCTACAAGGGCCGTCATCGCAAGTTCACCCCGGCGGAAATGGCATGGCTTGAGGCCAATCGCCTGTTGCCGATCACGGACTATCACCGCGCCTTCATCGCAGAGTTCCCGCGCGACGACGTCAACCCGAAGAACCTCCACGGCCTCCGTAAGCGGATGGGCTGGAAGACGGGCCGCACCGGGCATTTTGAGAAGGGTCAGGCACCCGCGAACAAGGGCAAGCGCTGCCCTGAAGGCGTCGGCGGCCGCCACCCGAACGCTCGCAAGACGCAGTTCAGGAAGGGCCAGGAGCCGCACAACACAAAGCACCTGGGCCATGAGCGGCTGTCGAAGGACGGTTATGTGGAGATCAGCGTAGCCGAGACGAACCCTCATACCGGCTACGGGCGCCGCTACGTCCACAAGCACGTCCACCTATGGGAGGCTGCAAA